CAAGTCAAACATTTCATCTTTTTCAAAGCCGTCAAATATTTCAAGATTGACCCTCCACGTTTCGTAATTTGTCCAACCGTTATATTCTTTGTCTGTCATGTCGTTTACTCCAGTTTAGGTTAGTTGATTGTGTGGGTCATTTCGCGTTCACACACATAATGTAAGGCATTGCCTTGCAATTGTCAACAATTATTTTCTAGGTGTTTACCCTATTTTTTGTAGGCATTGTGGGTTGATTGTGGGCAGTTTAAAAACGTGCCGAATGACCTACAAAAAAGCCATATAGATATTGACTTTTTTGTTGTTTGTGGGTCATATTGTCAATTAATAGTAAAAGTCTGCCACTGATTTTATGTAGTACTTTATAGCTATACAATAGGTATAGGGGCACGTCTGTACACCCCTTCGTTTTGGTAGCGACTGAAAAAAAAGTGACAACATGACCCACAGCCATTTTGTGTAGGTCATAAGGTTACATTATACATACTAAATTGAAACCTTATAGCTTACCGTTAATATGCAAATTGAATACTTTAGGGATGGGCAATGTCGAATTGCCCACATGACCCACAGATTATGTTAAGTTAGTAGCCACTAACCCAGACTAAGTTAGTACGCACTAACATATAAATTTGACAAGTTAGTAGCCACTAACTTAGCAAATGTAAGTAAGCGCTCACTAACCTGGCTGCTGTAAGTAAGTGCTTACTAACTTAGGGGTGGGGGTAGGGCCCGCACGCATGGGTCAACGGTGACGGAGGTTTCACGAACAATTTTTTTTTTATTTTTAAATTGCCCACATGACCCACAGTTTGGTATATTCCAATCGCTGGCGCATAGCACCTGGGACTCATACTGCTCCTCAGTCTTGGCATACCTCAGAACTCCCTGCGCCAGCACCCATTACACTTCGCACATGACATTTCACAGCCTACCTTTTGAGCCGCGCAAGGTTGTCGCAACCGAAGCGCGCTTGAACAAAATCTACGACGCCGCCAAGCTGGGCTTGAAGGGCGACGCATTGGCCTTAGCGTCAGGCATGTTGCCGACCGAGTACCGGCAACTGTGCGAGTTGGATCCCATCGCGGACATGGCGGCGCTTAAAGGCAAAGCCGACGGCGAACTGGAGATGTCCACCTGCCTGCACAAAGCGGCCAGGGAAGGCGACGCCAAAGCGGCGTTGGCGATCCTCCAGCACTCACACGGCTGGGTGGCCAAGCAGTCCATCAGCATCGATGTTGACCAGCGCATCAGCATCATCGGCGCGCTACGCCAAGCAGAGTCACGGGTCATCGATGTGATCGCCAACGAACCGAGTCCCACGCTGAAACAGGAACTAAATGCAGAACACCATCTACAGCGCTGAAGACGAGCAAGAACTTATGGCCAGGCTCTGGAGTCCGGCGATCAGGGACAACCCGCTGGCGTTTGTGATGTTCACCTACCCGTGGGGTGTCAAGGGCACACCGCTGGAGCATTTCCAAGGGCCGCGCAAATGGCAACGCGAAGTGCTGCTGGATGTGGCCGAACACATCAAGTTGAACCAGGGCAAGCTGGACTTTGACGTGTTGCAAGAGGCAATATCGTCTGGCCGTGGTATTGGTAAGTCGGCGCTGGTCAGTTGGTTGGTGGATTGGATGATCTCGACCAGAATCGGCTCGACAACCATCGTGTCGGCCAACAGTGAGTCCCAACTGCGATCAGTCACATGGGCCGAGATCACCAAGTGGCTGGCGATGTCGATCAACAGCCACTGGTTTGAAATCTCAGCAACAAGAGTCATGCCTGCCAAGTGGTTGACTGAGCTTGTAGAGCGGGATTTAAGGAAGGGCACCCGCTACTGGGGCGTCGAAGGGCGGCTGTGGTCAGCGGAAAACCCCGATGCATACGCTGGTGTGCACAATTTTGACGGTGTGTTGGTGATTTTTGATGAAGCCAGCGGTATTGACGACTCCATTTGGGCGGTTACTGGCGGTTTTTTTACAGAAAACACGCCAAATCGCTTCTGGCTGGCTTTTTCCAACCCACGGCGCAACACGGGGTACTTCTACGAAGCGTTTAACAGTAAGCGGGAGTTCTGGCGCACGAAAGTGGTGGACGCGCGCACGGTCGAGGGCACCGACAAGCAGGTCTACGAGCGGATCATTGCGGAATATGGGCCAGACTCGGCGCAAGCGCACGTTGAGGTGTACGGTCAGTTTCCTAACGCGGGTGACGATCAGTTCATCGGGGCCAACTTGGTGGACGACGCGATGAAGCGGACGAAATACCAGGATCAGAGTGCGCCGATTGTGATCGGTGTAGACCCCGCACGGTTCGGAGCGGATGCAACGGTCATCGCGGTGCGGCAAGGGCGGGACATCGTGAAGATCATGCGCCACCGTGGGGACGACACCATGACGGTGGTCGGGCATGTGATCGAAGCAATTGAAGAATTCAAGCCGACGCTGGTGGTGATCGACGAAGGTGGCCTCGGGGCGGGGATTGTGGACAGGCTGAAAGAGCAGCGGTACAAGATCAAGGGCGTGAACTTTGGAAATAAGGCGAAGAACCCGATCATGTACGGCAACATGCGCGCGCAGATGTGGGGCGACATGCGCGATTGGCTCAAGACGGCGGCAATTCCGAACGATAGGTTCTTGAAAACGGATCTGATTTCGCCTATGATGAAGCCTGACTCAAGAGGCACGATTTTCTTGGAGTCCAAGAAGGACATGAAGTCGCGTGGGTTAGCGTCGCCCGACGCAGCCGACGCGATTGCTGTTACATTTGCGTTTCCTGTAGCACATCGGCAATATGTTGAGCCAACCCGCCGCGTGAACGCGCAAGGCGGTGGAGTCAACGCATCATGGATGGGATCATAAAATGGCAACTAAACCAGGTTTGTATAGTAACATCCACGCAAAGCAAGCACGTATCAAAGCGGGCTCCGGCGAGAAGATGAACAAAGTTGGCTCTAAGGCAGCGCCTACAGCCAAAGATTTCAAAGACTCAGCTAAAACTGCGAAGAAAAAATAATGGCAGATTACACAGGCATAGCCGCAGCCGGTGCTGTGGCCAACGGCGGCAAGCAAAAAGGCTCAGAATCCAATGTTTTGGCGACTGCTCGCTCGCGTTTGGACATGGCCATCGGCGCGCTGTCTGAGTCTCGTCAAGATGAGATTGATGACCTGAAGTTCTACGCTGGCTCACCCGACAATCGCTGGCAATGGCCAGCGGATGTGTTGGCCACCCGTGGCGCTGTGCAGGGTCAGACAATCAACGCCAGACCGTGCCTGACGATCAATAAGTTACCCCAGCACGTCAGACAAGTAACCAATGACCAAAGGCAAAACCGCCCAAGTGGCAAAGTTATTCCAGCCGATGACCACGCAGACATTGAAGTCGCAGAAATCTTCAACGGCATGGTCAGGCACATCGAATACATCAGCGATGCTGACGTCGCGTACGATACAGCGTGTGAAAACCAAGTCTCCTACGGCGAAGGTTACATCCGCATCCTGACCGAATACTGCGACGAAAACACGTTTGACCAAGACATCAAGATTGGCCGTGTTCGCAACTCATTCAGCGTCTACATGGATCCAACGATCCAAGACCCGACAGGCGCAGACGCCAATTGGTGCTTCATTACTGAAGACATCACCAAAGACGAATACCAGCGGATGTACCCCGACTCCGCGCCCATCACCACCTTGCAAACGCTGGGTGTGGGCGACCAAAATTTGAGCCAATGGCTCACCGAAGACACCATTCGCGTTGCTGATTACTACTACGTAGACTACGACAGATCAACGCTTAACCTGTACCCTGGGAACGTGACCGCATTTGAAGGCACCCCAGAGGACAAACAACTGAAAGCAATTTATGGCAAACCTAAAAAATCTCGTGAATCTGATCGTGTCAAAATTAAATACTGCAAGATTAACGGTTATGAAATTCTTGAAGAACGCGATTGGGCGGGGAAATACATCCCCGTAGTTCGCATTGTTGGCAATGAGTTTGAGGTCGATGGCCGCTTGTATGTGTCTGGCCTTGTGCGTAACGCCAAGGATGCCCAGCGCATGTACAACTACTGGGTAAGCCAAGAGGCAGAGATGCTGGC